CAGTTAATCAATTGCGTATGATGGAAGATTCACTTGTAATCTATCGTATGTCAAGAGCTCCAGAACGTCGTATCTTTTATATCGATGTAGGTAATTTACCTAAGGGCAAAGCTGAAGAATACTTAAAAAATATTATGAATAACTATCGTAACAAACTTGTTTACGATGCTAGCACTGGTGAAATAAAAGATGATCGCAAGCATATGTCAATGCTTGAAGATTTTTGGCTTCCACGTCGTGAAGGTGGTAGAGGTACTGAGATTACTACACTACCTGGTGGAGAAAATCTTGGTCAGATTGACGATATCATATACTTTCAAAAGAAACTATACAGGTCATTAAATGTTCCAGTGTCTAGATTGGATCAAGAAAATCAGTTTTCTCTTGGTAGAGCGGCTGAAATTTCTCGAGACGAAGTTAAGTTTCAAAAATTCATTGATCGTCTACGTAAAAAGTTTTCTTGGTTATTTTTAGATTTATTGAAAACTCAATTAATACTAAAGAGTATAATTGTAGAAGCAGATTGGGAAGGCATAAAAGAAAATATTGTAGTAGATTTTATAAAAGATTCTCAGTTTTCTGAATTAAAAGATGCAGAGATATTAAGAGATCGACTTGCACTATTAGGAGAAATGGATCAATACATTGGTAAGTATTATTCTATTGAATGGGTTCGTAAAAATATCCTTAGACAATCTGATTCTGATATTGAAAATATACAAAAACAAATTGACAATGAAAGAAGTTCTGGAGATATACCAGATGAAGAAGATTTGTCTTCTGGTACAGTTTAAGATCTATTTTTTTATAAATATAGTATAGGAAAAAAATATGACAGATATAAATAATTTTATTAACGCATTAGATACAAATAAAACCGCTGAAGCAAATAACATTTTTGCAGCGGCTATGCAAGCTAAAATTACTAGTGCATTAGATGCTAGAAAGTTAGAAATTTCTAACCAAGTATTTAATGGTACTGTAGAAGATTTACAACAGGATAAGTAGTATGATTACCTTTAAAGCATTAAGGTCTAGTTTAGCTGAGTCTATGGCTGAGCCAGTAAAGACATTTAATGTTGGTAAAAAAACGAAAGCCACAATAAGTAAAAATGGCGCGAAGTTTGCTTTGTATATTAACGGCGAATTATTAGATGATACATATACTTCTGTAGCAAATGCAGAAGCCGGAGCTAAAGAATTTGCTGATTTGCTTGGAGCATAAATGAAACTTATCACAGAACATCTAGATCATAATTTAGATTATATTGTTGAAGCTAAAGATGGTAAAAAGAATGTTATCATCGAAGGCATCTTTATGCAAGCAGAATCAACTAACAGAAATGGTAGAGTCTATCCACGTGCTGTGATGGAAACTGCCGTACACAAATATGTTACAGAACAAGTTATTAGAGGTAGAGCAGTTGGTGAATTGAATCACCCTGAAGGTCCTACTATTAACTTGGATAAAGTTTCTCATCGCATTACCGAGCTCACTTGGGACGGAAATAATGTAATGGGGAGAGCACTTATACTTGATACTCCTATGGGTCAAATTGTAAAAGGTTTGGTTGAAGGTGGTGTTCAGTTGGGTGTTTCTAGTCGTGGTATGGGTACACTTGTGCAACAACGTGGAGTGAATGTGGTTGGTAAAGATTTTATCTTAGCAACTATAGACATTGTTCAAGATCCCTCAGCTCCAGAAGCCTTCGTAAATGGGATTATGGAAGGTGTTGAATGGATATGGGACAATGGTATTCTAAAAGCACAAGACGTGGAAAAATATGAGACTGAAATTAAGCGTGCATCTTCTTCCCAGCTGAGTGAAACTCAGTTAAAGGTGTGGTCAGATTTCCTCTCAAAACTTTAACTCTAGATTATAGGAGTAGTAATTAATGTCTAAAGAGACCAAAGCAATAACTGATCTCATTGAAGACGTAGCTGAAGTACATCTCCATGATGAAACCCTCGATGAAAACGTTGAAGTTGAGACCGAGGAAGCTATCATGGAAGGCGATAATGTTGAAGCAAGTTTGAAAGAATCTTCTGGCAGTGCTACTGCTGAAGTTCCTAAAACTAAAGCTGGCATTATTAATGCTATGTACAAGCATATGTCAAAGATGAAAAAAGAGCAATTACAAGCAGCATATGAAAGTATGATGCCAAGTGCTAGTGATGACGATGAGCTTGACGAATCTTCATGCACTGACGAAAACGAAGATGAAGTACTAGAAAAGAAGAAAGGAAAAATGAAAGAGTCATATGACTTTAAAGTTGACCTTGAAGCCCTAGTATCTGATAACGCATCTTTAGATGAAGAATTTCAAAGTAAGGCTGCTACAATTTTTGAAGCTGCCGTTAAGACTAAAGTATCTAGTGAGATCGATCGTCTTGAAGAACAGTATACTGTTTCTCTTCAAGAAGAAACTGCTTCTATTAAAGCTGAACTTGTAGAAAAGGTTGATGGTTACCTTAACTATGTAGTTGAGAATTGGATGGAAGAGAATCGTGTCGCAATTGATGCCGGTCTTCGTACCGAAATTTCTGAGTCATTCATGAAAGCGTTGAAAGGCGTATTTGTTGAACACTACATCGAAGTTCCAGAATCGAAAGTTGATATGGTTGATGAACTTGCTGAACAAGTAGTTGAATTAGAGCAACAGCTTAACAAAGAAACTGAAGCTAATATTCGCTTAACAGAGTCCATAGAAAAACTACAACGATCAGAAATTATTGTAGAAGCATCTAAAGATTTAGCTCAAACTGAAGTTGAAAAACTAAAGGGGCTTATCGAAGATTTTGATTTTGAAGACGTAGAAACTTTTACCAAAAAAGTAAATACTATTCGTGAATCATATTTTACAAAACCAATTGTAACTAACCAAGAAGAGCAATTGCTTGATAGCGATCAAGTTACTGATAAACCAGTATCTGGAGTTATGGCAATGTATTCTTCCGTATTATCAAAAACACTTAAAAAGTAATTTAGGAGTATTATAAATGTTTAACGCTGAAAATGCTATTCAAAAATGGGCACCTATCCTCGAGCACGCTGATCTTCCAAAGATTGGTGATAACTATAAGAAGCACGTTACTGCTGTTCTTCTTGAAAACCAAGAAAAAGCATTGCGCGAAGAGCGCTCTGCAATGGGCTTCATGACTGAAACTGCTGCTAACGCTACTACTGGTGGCACTGGCAATATGGCTAACTGGGATCCTGTATTGATCTCTTTAGTACGTCGTGCAATGCCTAACCTAATGGCTTATGACGTAGCTGGTGTACAACCTATGTCTGGTCCTACTGGTCTAATCTTTGCTATGAAGAGCAAATATTCTACTCAAGGTGGCACTGAAGCTTTGTTTGACGAAGCTCTTACTGGCTTCTCTGGTACCGGTACTCAAGCTGGTGATTCTTCTTCAGTAGCTGGTACTACTGGTGTTGATACAACTCCTGCTAATGGTGTTGAAGATTCCTTTAACTACGGTACTGGTCTTTCTACTTCGGCTGGTGAAGCTCTTTCTAACACTGGTGCAGCTATGGCGCAAATGGCTTTCTCAATCGAGAAGACATCCGTTACTGCTAAAACCAGAGCTCTAAAAGCTGAATACACCATGGAATTGGCACAAGACCTAAAAGCTATTCACGGCTTGGATGCTGAATCAGAACTCGCTAATATTCTTTCTGCAGAAATTCTTGCAGAAATTAACCGCGAAGTAATTCGTACAATTAACGTAAAAGCAAAGCTTGGTGCGCAGACGTCTAACGTTGCAGCAGCTGGTACCTTTGACGTTGAAACCGATTCTGATGGTCGTTGGTCAGTTGAGAAGTTCAAAGGTCTTATCGTTCAAATTGAGCGTGAAGCTAACCAGATTGCTAAAGACACTCGTCGCGGTAAGGGTAACTTCATTATCTGTTCTTCTGACGTAGCTTCTGCTCTTGTAGCTGCTGGCATGCTTGATTACACTCCAGCTCTTTCCACTTCATTGAATGTAGATGATACTGGTTCTACCTTTGCTGGTGTGTTGAATGGTCGCACTAAAGTTTACATCGACCCATACGCTACTCGTGACTATGTCAACGTAGGCTATCGCGGTACCAACCCATATGATGCTGGTATGTTCTACGCACCATATGTTCCTCTCACAATGGTTCGTGCAGTTGGTCAGGATGACTTCCAGCCACGTATCGGTTTCAAAACCCGCTATGGTATGGTTGCTAACCCATTTGCTGGTGGTGCTTCTGGTGCTGAAACTGGTTCTAACCGTGCAAACCAGTACTACCGCATCTTTGCAGTAGAAAACATCCTAGTTTAATTTTGGGATAATAACGTGTGGTGAGGCTTTACTCACCACTATAAAAAAAAAAGTAGGACTCTACCTACTTGCTTAAGGGGATCTTCGGATCCCCTTTTTTTTATTATAAATATTGATATACCAGTTAACCTATAGGTAATATTCTATGCCATACGAATTAATTCAAGAAACTTCAACATTAGAAGAAAATGTTAACTATGTTAATCCTACAGCATTTAGATTAGTAATAGACAATTTGAATTACGCTAATGCTCAATTCAATGTACAAACAGTAGCTCTACCAGAAATTTCAGTTACTGCTACTCCATTGAATTCTAGGCAGGTAAACATTTATTCTACTCCAGATAAAATTACATATGGCACATTAGAGTTATCTTTCTTAATTGACGAAAAATTTATTAACTATATGGAAATCCACGATTGGCTTCTTACTTTAGTTAAAGGCACTAGTACTACAAAGGATATGCAATTAATTATTCTTGATTCAAACAATAATGTTGCTAGAGAAATTCAATTTATTAACGCTATGCCAATAAGTTTAGGGTCTATACCATTTGACATTACTGCTAGTGATGTTGAGTACTTGACAGCAACAGCTTCATTTCAATATGACTATTACAAATTCAAGCGAGATGTGGTATAATATATAATACTATGCAATGAAAATTTGAAGGATATATTATGACTCTTGAACAAATACTTGATATGTGGAAAAAAGATTCTGTCATCGATGATGTAAGATTAGATGAAGCTTCTAAAAACACAGCAGCACTACATTCGAAATACTTAGAACTCCTCAGTATTAACAAATTACAATTTCGGCGAAGAGATGCTGAGTTCAAAATATTGCTAAAAAATAAATGGCTATGGTACAATGGAAAAATGCCAAAGGCTGATATGGATGCTCTTGGTTGGAAATACGACGCATTGAATGGATTAAAAGTATTAAAGAGTGATATGGACTATTACTATAACGCTGATTCTGATATACAAGAAGCTCAAGCTAAAATTGACTACATCAAAACTGTAATAGATACATTAGAAGAAATTATTAATAATATTCGATGGCGCCATTCTACTATTAAGAATATGATAGATTGGCGTCGATTTGAAAGTGGAAACTAATGAATGTTATAAGAGTACAATATATTAACTATGTCTTTTTGCGGGTTGAGTGTGACCCAGGCGTAGCCAATGAATTATCTGACTTCTTTTGCTTTTATGTGCCAGGGTATAAATTTATGCCTGCATATAAGAATAAATTATGGGATGGAAAAATTCGACTCTATGATATTCGTACTAAAGAATTACCAGCTGGACTTTTTAAGTATCTGAAAGAGTTTGCTGAAACTCCTGGCAGAGACTACTCAATAGAAATTATTCATAATAACTATTACGGTATGCCTGCTGTGCACCAAGATGTAGATACTTCATTTATGAAAGATATCACCTACACATCAAAGGGTACACAAATATTTCCAAAAGATTACCAAATAGATGCTGTGCACTATGCATTAACAAATAAAACTGGAATGCTTATATCTCCTACTGCATCTGGTAAATCACTAATCATCTACACACTTGTAAGATGGTATCTAGAAAATCATAATAAAAAAATAATTATTATTGTTCCTACCACGTCATTGGTAGAGCAAATGTATAAAGACTTTGGCGATTATTCTGAATACGATGAAAACTATAATAACGAAGAGAACTGTCATAGAATATATTCTGGCAAAGAAAAAAACTTTAAGCAGCGTGTAGTAATTACCACATGGCAATCAATCTATAAATTGAATACACCATGGTTTGAACCTTATGGCATGGTAATAGGCGATGAAGCACACAACTTTAAAGCAAAAAGCCTTACATCGATTTTGACAAAATGTAAAGAAGCTGAGTATCGGTTTGGTACTACAGGAACATTAGATGGAACTCAAACTCATAAGCTCGTATTAGAAGGTTATTTTGGTCCAGCATATTATGTAACTACAACAAAAACGTTAATGGATTCTGGAGATTTGAGTCTATTAGAAATACAAATAATGTTATTGAAATATAGTGATGATTATTGTAGACTCATATCAAAAGTAAAATACCAAGAAGAAATTGATTTTATTGTTTCACATGATCCTAGAAATAAATTTATTGCTAATTTAGCTTTAGATCAAGATGGTAATACACTAGTCTTGTTTAATCTCGTAGAGAAACATGGTAAACCACTATACGATATCATAAAAGAAAAAGCTCACAGTAAGCGTAAAATATTTTTTGTTTCTGGTGCGACTGATGTTGACGTTCGTGAAAATGTTCGAACTATAACAGAATCAGAAAAGAACGCTATCATTGTTGCGTCTTTAGGTACTTTTTCTACTGGTATAAATATTAAAAACTTACACAATATAATATTTGCTTCACCATCAAAGAGTCAAATAAAAGTTTTACAGAGTATTGGTAGGGGACTAAGAAAAAGCGATGATGGTAGAACTACTAAGCTTTTCGATATAGCTGATGATTTGCATTGGAAGCATGCTAAAAATTACACGTTAACTCATGCGGCAGATCGTATAAAGATATACACTAAAGAAAAGTTTAACTATAAAATATATGAGATTAAATTATGAGTATACATGATATGCATATTAAAAATATAAAATTAGCAAATGGCGATCAAATAATATCAGCGATCAATACTAATTCTTCTTCAGACTTAATTATTCTTGAGCATCCATTTCAATTGAATATAATAAAAACAAAGGATGACAATATTAGATATTATTTCACTAAGTATATGCCATTGTCTGGAAATAATATTATTAATCTAAATGTTAACAGTATTGTTGCTTATACCAATGTCAGTGATGATGTAGAAGAAAGATACGTGCAAGCCGTACTTCAAACTACTATGGATACTGACGATGATACTGACGATGATACTGACGATGATACTGATGATGATTTCTATTCATTAAAAAATATACCAGATGTAAAACACTAATATACCCCTCTCTCCCCGGTACACTCTATTATTATATCACAGTATTGTAAATTTGTACACTAGTATTTTTTATGTACATATAAGCTAAACTGTGGTATAATAACATATTATAACAGGAGAATCTATATGATTTCTACACCGATAAAACCAAAAGATAAACCTCACTATGTTAACAATAAGCAATTCTCTCTAGCTATTGTTGAATACGTCACCTCTGTAAATGCTGCTAAAACTTCTTGCATTGAAATTCCAGTAGTGCCTAACTATATTGCTTTATGCTTTTTAAAAATAGCAGAAGGCCTTTCGCATAAATCTAATTTCATTCGATATACGTATAGAGAAGAAATGGTAATGGATGCGGTTGAAAATTGTCTAAAGGCAATTTATAATTATGACATTGATACTATAACACGCACTGGTATGCCTAATGCTTTTGCTTACTTTACTCAAATTTGTTATTACGCGTTTCTAAGACGAATTGAAAAAGAAAAGAAACAACAAGACATAAAACTTAGATGGATTGATAGAGCAGGGTATGAAGAGTTTGTCGAAGAGAATGACGATTCATCAGATCATGAACATAGCTTTTTTGATGATCTTCGTAACAGAATAGATCGTGTTAGACAGACTGATCGTGAACTAAAAGACTTTGCTAAAAGAGAAAAACGAGCAAAAGTTGAAATAGAAGAAGAAGATGAAGACTTTGGTATTGAAGAATTTATGGGTAACTCGTTTCAATGAAAATTGCTATAATCAACGATACACATTGCGGTATGCGGAATTCTTCTGATATCTTTATTGAATATCAGGATACCTTTTATACTAAAGTATTCTTTCCTTACTTAAAAGAAAATAATATTAAGCAGATAATACATTTGGGTGATTACTTTGATCATCGCAAATATATTAATATGAAAGCTCAAAACGCAAATAGAAAAATGTTTTTAGATGTGTTGAAGGAAGAGGGTATCCATATGGATATCATTCCTGGTAACCACGACGTATTTTATAAAAACACTAATGACCTTTGTACGCTAAAAGAACTGTTGGGATATTACACATCAAACATCAACATCGTAATGAAACCAAAAGTACTCGATTACGATGGTTGCTCTATTGCGTTACTTCCATGGATTAATTCAGAGAACTATGTTGAGTCGATAAATTTTATTAAGACGTGTAAAGCATCAATACTTGGTGCGCACTTAGAATTAATCGGATTTGATATGATGAAAGGCATGCCGAACACGCACGGCATGACTACTGAAATCTTTGATAGATTTGAAATGGTGTTATCTGGTCACTTTCATACTAAATCAAGTAAAGATAACATTCACTATCTAGGTTCTCAAATGGAGTTTACTTGGGCAGACTGTGAAGATCAAAAATATTTTCACGTACTTGATACTGCAACTCGTGAAATTACGCCAGTAAAAAATCCTTATACTATGTTTGAAAAGCTTGTATACAACGATGACGAAATAGATTATAATAGCTATGTAGTACCAAACTTAGATAATAAATTCGTAAAAGTAATTGTTGCTAAAAAGTCTGATCCATATTTGTTCGATAAGTTTCTTGATAAATTGAATGATCAAGAGATTCATGAATTAAAAATTGCTGAAACCTTTGAAGAATTTATTGGTGATAATGTTAGTGATGATTCAATATCTGTTGAAGATACTACGCAACTCTTAGACTCATATGTCGATGCCGTTGATACTACACTGAATAAACCTATGTTAAAGAGCTTAATGCGTAATCTTTTTGTTGAAGCTCAATCTATGGAAATTGCATGATAAATTTTAGATCTATTACGTGGCGTAATTTTTTGTCTACTGGTAATGATTTTACAACTATACAATTAGATAGAAGTCCTACTACGCTTATTGTAGGCCATAATGGCTCGGGTAAAAGTACTTTACTTGACGCGTTATCTTTTGCATTGTTTGGTAAACCACATCGTAATATTAATAAGCCTCAATTGATTAACACAATCAATAATAAAAATTGTGAAGTTGAAGTATCATTTGATGTTGGTGTACATAAGTTTATAATAAAGCGAGGATTGAAACCAAACAAATTTGAAATTTGGCAAAATGGTAATATGATTAATCAATCATCAGATGCCAAAGATTACCAAAAATATCTAGAACAAAACATACTCAAACTAAATCATAAATCCTTTCATCAGATTGTTGTTCTTGGTTCTTCATCGTTTATTCCTTTTATGCAGTTGCCAGCACAGCATCGTAGAGATGTAATCGAAGACTTGTTAGATATTCAAATTTTTTCTAAAATGGGTCAACTCTTAAAAGAAAAAGATTCTAAGCTAAAAGAAAAAATAAATGATATTACTTATCAGCTAGATCTTACTAAAGAAAAGATTATACTTCAACAAAAATACATTCGTGATATTAATGAGTTGAACGATGAACAGTCTAAAGTAAAGACACAAGAAATTGATACTATTAAAACAGAAATATCTGAATTAGAAAATAGCAATAATATTGCACAAGACTATATCTCTAATAACTTAGCATCTCTCAACTCAACACTAAAAACTAGTACTTCTAAGAAAAATGAACTAATAAAGATTGAAGCTCAATTACAACAACAAATGAAGACTATAGTAAGTGATGCAAAATTTTATGAAGAAACTTCCACATGTCCTGCATGCACGCAAGAAATTCCTCATGATATTCGTGATACAAAACTAAATCACACTAAGTCTAAAGCAAAAGAATTACGTAAGGCTTTAGACTTACTAACAACGAAGTCTGAAAAATTAGAAGCACTAATAGAATATACAAATTCTGACCTAGCACATCTGCAAGTGTTGTCTAATAATATCACTGCCAATAATACTATTATAGCTCAGTCTAGAAAACGTATTAATACATTATTGCAAGAAATTGAAGTATTGAATAATAACCATAACGATTTATCAAACGTAAATTCTGAGTATGCTCTGTTGATTGACTCAAAAACTTTACTCTCTGAAAGTAAAAATACTCTCTCTTCAGAAAGGTTATACATGTCAGTTGCTGCTGAGATGTTAAAGGATACTGGAATAAAAACAAAAGTTGTTAAACAGTATTTGCCAGTCATGAATACTCTAATTAATAAATACTTGCAAGTTCTAGATTTTTTTGTTTCGTTTAATCTTGATGAAAGCTTTAATGAGACTATTAAGTCAAGGTATCGCGATTCATTTGTATACGATTCTTTCTCAGAAGGAGAAAAACAGCGTATTGATTTAGCATTACTTTTTACGTGGCGACAAATTGCGAAAATGAAAAATTCTACTTCAACTAATCTATTAGTTTTGGATGAAACATTTGACTCTTCGCTTGATCATGATGGTGTAGAAAATTTAATGAAAATTCTAAACACATTAGATGCTAATACAAACGTGTTTGTGATATCTCATAAAGGTGATTTGCTTGATGGTAAATTTCGTAATAAGATCACATTCAAAAAAGATCACAACTTTTCTAAAATGATATTAATTGGAGATTGATAATGATACCTGAAGATAAAGAAATGGTAAGTGTAGACATAGATATAGATGATGATGAATTATTTCATTTAATGAAATTAGCTCATGCAAAAGATATTACCTTTAATAAGCTGGTTGAATCAATGCTACAAGAATATATTGATAACTATACATCACCATAAGTTATTGATTTCATTAACAATATTATTTTGCCTTACGAATCAATAACTTAGAAAGACCAATTCGTTACAATTCGTTACAATTCTTTTTTCCTTACAAATCAATAACTTAGAAAAGCCAGGTTCTAAGTTATTGATTTTGTTACAAAAAATAAATGAAAATAAATTGTACATTGTCATTTGATGTGTATATAATGGTACTTCAAATGGAGATACTTATGGAAACTCAGTCTAAGTCAATATTGGCCCGTCTGCTGGCCAATGAAAATGTTACCGTGCAACGCGGTAATTATAAGACAGCCTTTTTCGATGTAGAATCAAGAGTGCTTGGTCTTCCTTTAATAACTAATGATTATGGTTCTGATGTTGAAGATCTTTTTATTGGTCATGAAGTTGGCCATGCGTTGTTTACACCAGCTGCAGGTTGGCATGATTCTCCAGTAGAAATGCAAGTTCCACGTTCATTTCTTAATGTTGTTGAAGATATTCGTATTGAGCGTAAAATTCAAGAAAAGTATCCAGGATTGAGTACATCCTTTAAAAAGGGTTACAAAAAATTCTCTGATCTTAATTTCTTCGAAACTCAAGGTCAAGACATAAGTCAATATAGCTTTATTGATAGATTGAATTTGAAATCTAAATTGCGTACCTTTATTGACGTAGACTTTTCATCTGAAGAAAAACCATATGTTGACATGGCTATGTCATGTGACACTTGGGATGATGTAGTAAAAGCAGCAAAGGCAATATATGACTTTATGCTTTCTAAAAAAGAAAAAGATAATCTAAAAGACTCTGAACCAGAAAGTTCTGAAGATAATTTTTCTGATGCTGATGAAAATGAAGTAGAATCAAGTACACCTTCTTCAAATGAATTGCCTAACCTAGGTGATGACGATGAAAACAGTGATGCTGAAAGTAAACCAGATAATACTGAAAGCAGTGATGCTGAAAATAAACCAGATAATACTGAAAGCAGTGATGCTGAAAATAGCGATACTAAAGCTGATCCAGATGATACTGAACAGAGCTCATCAACTTCAGGTGAACCAGAAAACGAAGAGTTAGTATCTAAGACAGATGAAGCATTCCGTAAAAACGAAAATCGACTCACTGAACAAAAGCAAGGCTTGCAACCAGCATATGTTGCACCAATGAGTCGCAATATATTTAATGATATGCTTATACCATATAGTGAAGTAAAAGCTGCGCGTAGTATAGAAGCTAATCCTTATGGATATAAGACTACGCATGCTTATCTTGATGCAATTAATGAATACCCTAACTTTATAGCAGAAACAAAAAAAGTAACATCGATCTTAGTAAAAGAATTCGAAATGCGTAAAGCTGCATTTAGAACATTACGTGCTACTCAGTCTAACTGTGGATCTATTAATGTAAATAAGCTTCATAGTTACAAATATGACGATGACATATTTATGCGAGTCACTAATCTTGCCGATGCTCAATCACATGGCATGGTTATGTTGATCGATTATTCTGGTTCTATGCAAAGTATTATTGGTCAAGTAATAATTCAAGCGCTGAATCTGGCAATGTTTTGCAAAAGAGTCAATATACCATTTGACATATATGGATTTACCGGTGGAGAAAGTGAATATAGTTATACGGCTCCTCGCAATCTTGCCCCTGGTGAAATTTTTAATTCTCACAAAATTCGAATATTTCACCTTTTAAGTTCTTCTTTTAATAAAGCAGAATATGAAGAAGCTTACAAAGAATTGTTTGCATTATCAAAAGTAAATTATTATTTGTTTCCTAAAGTGGAGTCCTTAGGTTCTACTCCATTGAATGCAGCTCTTCTAGGATTCAAACATATATTTAGTGATTTCAAATCTAAGTACGGTGTACAAAAATTAAACTTTATTGTACTTAGCGATGGTGCTTCTTCAGATTTGTATGTACATTCTATTAAAGATAAAGAAATATACAATAGCGTTTCTTCTAGAAATTATGCATTAGATTTCAATAATAAAATACAGAATGTAACGCGTGAAAATCTTACTGACGTATTAATTTCTGAATATAGCAAAATGGGGATTAATACTATATGCTTCTATATTGCTGAGAGAAATTCAGATATAAAGAACGCAGCATGGATGGTATCGGATGATAAGTACGACTGGCATGCTCGTGACAAAATAGCAAGCGATATTCGTACAGCATTTCGAAAAGAAAAGTTGAAACTCTATGAAAACACTTGTGGTTACAATAAGTTCTTCATATTAAAGGGTGATAAAGAATCTTTGGATACTAACATAGAAGATCTTGAAATTGATGCTAATGCTTCTCGCTCACAGATTCGTAAAGCCTTTTCAGAATATTCTTCTTCTAAAAAGATTAGTCGTGTTCTGGCTAGTAAATTTGCTGAAGCTGTAGCATAAACGTGACCATCTTAGAGACACTTTATATTCCATCTAATGGTTATATACCACCCCTGGAAGAAGTGTTTGGAGTGTCACTGGAGGGCCTCGAGAGGTGGCCCTCTAAGTTATTGATTTTGATTGATATTTATTTTGAACTCGTAACAATTTGTTACAATTCTTTTTTCTTTATAAATCAATGGCTTAGAGATAGACAGTTATAAGTTATTGATTCTGTTAATAAAAATAAATTGTACATATGCCATTAGCTATAGTATAATGGTACTTATAAATTGAATTGACTTGGATACCCTATATTATGAATACTAT